CAACAGACTGCCATTGAAAGATTCCGGGCTTGTTCGGATTAAACTTGTAATTTGCCCTCCACAAATAAGTATGCTGATTATTACTAAATGAATAAGCAATTAACACTAACGTTCGTTCGATCGAATCAGGTTGATTATCTCGCCAATCCAAAAATTGTTCTCGTGTTAATGCTACGTAATCCATCAGGTTGAAATGCGGTTCATCATTAATTAATGCTCTTAGTAGCTCGACCACGGTTTTACTTCGGTCATTATATATTACTTCTTTGTATTTTCCAGATGAAACAGCTGTCAAACTAACGCATCCACCCCCACCGAATACATCAACCAATCGTTTGCCATCGGGTAGGGCTTCCATAATTTGTTCAACCTTCTGTCCCTTGTTGCCAACATATGGCAGTCCACGCTTCCATTTATCTTTTGCTTTCATCTTGGCTATGTTTTCCTTTCGATTGTAAATTAAAAACGCCATGCTTCTCAGCACGACGCTCACGTTTATTCTTATCATCCAACCAACGCTCTAAGTCACGATAGCAATGGTTCTCTGCTGGGCTAACATAGCCATATTCAGTGTGTCGCATGTAGCCACACTCCCAACACAATAATGAGTAGCACCATCAGCAGACCGAATATTAAGTTGTCCCGTTGATAGTTTCTCATTACAATTCCTCCAAACTAAAAGGCCGCCTCGTTTGAGACGACCGTATATGTGATTGGTGTGGAATCGAACCACACGCGGTAATGAACCTCCTGACGTGGACTTTTTCTATTTTCAGCCACGTTTCAACCACCCGTCGACTTACGCTTTTAAGCTTAGCGTATAGAACTCGCATTTTGGCATTGCGCAATACCGCGGTTGCTGACCAATGGACCTTGTTGGGCTTAAACCAACGACCGGACGGTTATGAGCCGTCTGCTCTAATCAACTGAGCTAAAGGTCCTTAGAAAACACGTGCGACGGGAGTCGAACCCGTATCTTCTTTGCTCTGCCGTTGAGCTATGCACGTCTATTTCATCATTCGCTTATGTTACCAATTTACACCCAAACTAGGGGTCAATTTTCTCGGTTTTTTCCACTTTTCACAAATCGTATAATCCTAATCCTTTAGCACACTTCTTTATAAACAAACTTTTCAGTTTATATGCTCGTGACTTACCGACGCTCAGCATATTATTTTCGACCATTCCTGTTAAGGTATAGCGCGGATATTTCCGAAAATATTGCTCGTCAATGATTGCTTGCGTATCGGGACCCACTTCATCTAAGCAGTCATCAATAACTTGGCGTTGCTTCTTCAGTGCATTAATCCGCTTATCCTCATCTAGCGTGATAATTAACCGTTCTGTGCTATCGTTGAACCCGTTCTGTGCCCGACCACCGCCAACATTCTCATCAATCGGCGTTACCGGATAACGTAACTCCTGTTCGCGCTGTTCAATGTACTTATCAATCTTGGGATAATCACGTAAAATATCCTCTACCGTTCTAATCGTCGATCGTCTCACCAATCACGCCTCCTAAAATGGCCGTGTAAGCTCGTGTAGCACGTTAGTAATCTCCGCGTTACTCATCATACCCAAAGCAATGTAAACTTCCTTAGGCGCGCTGTGATTGCCTAATTTGGATTGAAACTCAGCTATCCCCATCAATATATCGTCTTCTGGCACCAATGATTCCAGACAGTTAAGCAGCATACGCTGGTTACCGTTCATTTCGTCTCGTGTTTTATCCATACGTCCTCCTACATAAACATCGTCAGCTCATGGATAACCTGGTTGCGTTCTTTCGCCGACAGCTTGTTAATCGCGTTGCGTTTGCTGTTGCTAAGATTGTTAAAGTGGTTGCCACACCACACTAACGCCTGTGCCACATCGCCACCATAGCTTGCCATGCCTTGCAGCACGTATTTGCGATACTCAATCTGTTCGTGTGTCATGCTGTGCCTCCACTAATTTCCGCCCACACATCGGGCAGTACCTAATTGGAACAGCCGTGTCTTTCCCTTGGGATTTTACGATCATCTGATTGCCATAAACTAAGCGAATCTCTAAGTCCTTTGAGTCAACCAAAGGAAACTTTTTAGCACAGTATCTACATTTTTCTTGTTCCCCAATAACCTTTTTCCATGAAAAATGTAAGATGACTAATAATACAAATAAGCAGAATTCAAAGAATGTTATCATTGCCGTATACAAAGACATCTAACCTTCCTCCACTTGATCATTTTCAGAATTAAAAACGTCCGACACTCTAATCTTCATCGCTAGCCCTCCCAATCTCAACATCACTCGGTGCCACCTCAATATGCCTGTGGCTGTCTTTAACTTTCATCATTGCTATCCGCCTATCACCACAAGTTATCCAGCATAGCCATGTAGCAGGTTGCTTAACGTGATGGTGTCGGTGGTAATACACCTTATCGCCGTACTTCATTGGCTGCCACCATAGATAACAACCGCCGAAGGAAACGGTGCCGCATCTTTTGGTTCACCATTCAGTTCAAATTTCAGCCGTCCACGTAAAAACTTGATTTGTGCTTTCCCAAAAATGAAATCATGCCAGTAGCTGGTGTCTGTTCTTGCTGGGATAAGTAGCACAATGTAACCGTCATGTTTTTTGATACTTTCTTCATACGCTTTCTTGACCCATTTTCGTAATTCTCTACCGTATGGCGGGTTTAAGAACAGGTTACCTTTAAGCTCATGCCAGGACTTAGTAAGTGAGTTGTCTTCCTCGCTGAAAAAGTTCTCACATTTGGTATTCTCAGGACTCGCTGCTAGGTCAAAGCTAAAATAGTACTTTTCATTCAGCTTCTTAAAAAAATCCTGTGGTGTTTCCCAATAATTCTTTTCTGATGATAGCAAGGCATTATTCATTGTTTCCCTCCCGTAGCTTCTCTCGCAATTTAACGCTGTCGGCGACTTCAACTTTCTTCTCCCTCAATCACCAAAGTAGCCTTAACCTTCCGATCACCACTTACATATGTTTCATGATAGAGTTCTTTTAGTGAACCATAGCCATCACTTACATACCCATCACCAAGGTCAACTAAAGCATAATTGTCGCTCAATGTTCGCACGATCATATAAGTAGAAGAATCATCTTGAATTACATCGCCCACTGAACACTTAGTAACTGGTGCATGTGAACCTTTATCAATAATTTTCATCATTTTTCCTCTCGTAGCTTCTCTCGCATGCAGCGCACCCAATCTTTGTCACGCCCCATAACACTAGCGACTCCTTGGTTGTTAGGCCGATTTATGTGTTTGACGTTGTATTTCAGTTGTGTCAGCTCATCTGGTGTGGCTTGATAATCCAATTCGTCACGTTTTCGCATTATGCTACGTAATTTCTGTATATATCGCAGTGGCTTTGACCGTTCTTGTGCAATATATTGGCTGGTGTATCCATGGATAATCAGGTGGCGTATGATATTACTTTCTGCCGTACGTTCTTTCTCAGTTTGACCATGTATCTCTTGTTTAACATCTTCCGGCCACTTATCTGGATCGTCGCCATAATTCGCGTAAGCAGCTCTAATTTCAGCCATTTCCTTGTTTGATGACATAACTTTTACTCCTTCCTCAATAGTCGTTTTGCTTCGTTCCTTAGTTCTTCAAATTCACGTTTACGTTGTTCTTTTAAAGCTTTATTGCAATTGGGACATGGGCTAGCTGTGACGGTGCTTACCGTACAGTGGTAAACAACGCCAGTGCCATGACACAATGGGCATTCGCTCATACGTTACGCACCCCTTTCATGCCATCAAAAATAAGTTGTTGTTCCGGGTTATCTGGATATACACGATCAATAAACTTGCCTTCATACATATTTTTTAGCTGTCCCTTGGTATTGTTGGTCGTAATGATGGTGATACCTTTAGCGGTGTTGTGGTTAAAATCAACTCTAGCGTTAGATACCCGATACATGATGTCTTGCAGATCCTTGTGCACCGGTTTAATGTTGCCAGTCATACCGCCTTCTGTGCCAAAATCATCTAGTACCAATACATCAACCTCAATCATCGAACGTGTTATGTTGATCAGTTTGGAACGAATTGAAGTGTCCTCATATTTGTCATTGACCATTCTTAGCAACTCGGCAGTTGATACAAACATGCCACTATGTCCATGGCTCATCAGGTGGTCCAACATCGCTAGTGCTAAAGATGTTTTACCAACACCACGATCACCCATCATAACCACATTGAAGTTTTGGTTTTCTAATTGCTTAGCCAACACGAATGCTTTCTTGCCTAATGACTTAGCTAAGTGTGGATTGTCCTGCTTAGCAATATCCCAGTTGCCAAACGAAAACTTGAGCGGTATGTTGCCGGACCAGACCGAGTAGCTATAGTACTGGGCCATTTTGTCCCGTTTCAATTGTTGAGCTGCTTGTTCAGCCGTCTTACGATCTAATTCTTCTTTAGTTGGCAAGTGGTTCAGGTCAACATGGTGGGCATTGGCTAGCCGCTGAATATATTCCTGGTCAAAAGTAACGTGCTCCATGCTAACCTCCCGTCCAATACTCGCGGCCCTCATGTTTTGGTTCAGTCGATTCTTGATACTCATCATCAAACCGGCCATTGAACCATTTAGATCCATCCATAGGGTGATACCACTTTTTATTTTGAGCAATATATTGTTTGTACAGTTTTAACTGACTGAAAAGATAATCGTTGGAATGCTTTGCTGACTTTTTACGCCAAGCTTTGTAATGGTTAAACGCTTGCTTTTTTCCCTTTTTGTTGGGATAAGCTGACCAGACTTCCTCAAAGTCAGACTCAATTGAGGAAGGTGCAGCGACAGCTGCACTATTCTCTTTTGTAGTCTCTGTAGTAGTCTCTGGTAGTCTATTGGTATTGGTAGACCCATTTTGGGCCGTTACATCGTCCCATTCTGAGCCATTCTTCGACCCATTTTGGGTCGATGGTCGGCTCATGTTCAATTTACTGTAATCAATGCGATACCATTTGGTTCTATCGAAACCGGCCTTATTATAATTTGCCGTAATAAGGTAGCCATCTTTCTCCAACCCATTTACTGCACGCTTAAGCGTATTTAATCCCCAAAAGGGAAATTGCTTATTCCAATTAGGGAAGCTGTTGTAAATCCACTTATAGCCGTCCCGTATATTGTTTGAGCGCTGCAACCAGTAATGAAATTGCTGAAGAACGATTGCCTTGTTCAATCCGACTTTTACTGCTAATGACGGTAAAACCTGTAACGGTGGCTCACTAATTAATAGATTTCCCATTTGTTTCACCTCGGTAATTTCCTCTAACTCCAATTTTTCTCAACGTTTCTTTGATTAATCCATTTTCCTTTTTATACGTTTTCCCAACAAGAAAGTTGTAAATGTTCCTTTTGTTAAAACCAGTAATGCTTGAAATATCTGCATAATTTAACCCGATGGTGGAAAGATAATAAATCTCTTTTAAATCATCTAAATTAAAGGATGACTTTACTGAGTTAATTCCAGCGGGTGATAGTCCAGCCTTAAACGCATGCAATGAGTTTCCTTCAAAAGTTGTCCATTCTAAATTATTAGCTTTGTTGTTTAATTTGTTTCCGTCTAGGTGGTTAACGACACGATAATTATGAGGGTTGGAAACAAATGCTTTTGCCACTAACCTGTGAACATACCCAATTCGTCTACCGTCATTTACTTTTACAAAAAGATAATTCCCGTTATTTGAAGGCCTGATAATCTTAAAATTGGTAAAAGTTGCTTTTGTGGAGTTATACGTTTTCCTTTTTACCCTAACTCGTCCCATATTTGAAATTTGATAAGGTGTTTTGGAGATAGATTTCCAAACTTCCTTATTCAAGTTTTTGAAAGGAATTTCACGGTTAAATGCATCGGCAACTAAAATATGCATGTAGTGTTGCTTTGTTTTCTCGTTTTTAGTTAAACCGCAAACGTATTTCCCACCATGTTCAGGCCTATACGAGGGAGACAACATTCGCTCTTTTGTAACAACAACATGATTCCAACGATCAACATATTGTTTAGGTAAACTTTTTAAACGCCAGCAATTTGACACTTCATATAATCCCTCATAATTTTTTACCGGTTTCCAAATTTCTTTGGTCAATTTTATTCATCCTCTTTCGGTTCATTACACCAAGATCAATAAGCGTTTCTTCGTTTAACTTGATAGGCTGCACATGATATTTTTGAGTAAATTTAACAGGACCTATTTGATGAAATTCATTGTGACAAGTTCTGCACAAAGCCATAAACCGATGTTGCCGATGATCAGCCAACTTGCGGGTTTCCGTCCCCACCGCGTCCCAATGATGAATGTCAGCGTGCTCACGTCCACAAATGGCACATACCCGGTGACGGCAACACTGATATTGGTAATACTCTTGCTCTCTCGGTAGCAATTCATAGCCTTGTTTGAACGGTACACGCCACGTAAACATGAAGTCGATAACTAGGTCGAGTAACACGTTAGCGTCGCTTACGGACGATTCTGTCGTGTCTGACAGGCTAATCTGCTTGCCAAACGTGTATTCCTCATATTGCAGGTAGAACAACTCTTTTAAAAAGTCTGTAGGCATGCCTGACCAGGTATAAATGTCACTCAACAGGGCAAAGAATAGACGCCGTTGTTGCGGTCTAGCTTTGCGTGTGTCGGCTAGTTCCCAATCTAGGTAAAGTTGTTCACGTGAACCGCTAACGGTCTCGATATGGTCTAAATTAGGCTGATGATCAAGCTCAACTAACAAGTATGACTTGCCATTCCGTTCAAAGTATTTTGATCGTGACCGTTGCATTTAATCACCTCAAATCAGAACGGAATATCACTATCTTGAATATCAATGGGCTTGCCGTCATTAGCAAACGGATCACTCGTATTGTTCTGCGGCCGATTGTTTTGATAACTACCGTTACCAGTAGAGTTTTTTGATTCCAAGAACGAGAAGTTCTCAACAATAACTTCTGTGACGTATACACGTTGGCCTTGCTTATTTTCATAGTTGCGTGTTTGAATACGGCCTTCAATGCCTACCAGAGATCCTTTGTGGAAGAAGTTAGCAAAGTTTTCTGCCGACTTGCGCCAAATAACGCAAATAACAAAATCAGCTTCGCGCTCACCTTGTTTATTGGTGAACCGCCGGTCAACGGCCAGATTGAAAGTAGCTACAGCATCACCGCCTTGCGTATACCGTAAATCCACATCGCGGGTTAGTCGTCCGGTCAAAACTACTCGATTAATCATTAGAATTCCCCTTTTCTGTTTGCTTATTTAATTGACTAATCACAAGCATAATTAGGCTTTCAGCTTTGCTGTGGGACAGTTGATTAGATTGACTGACGCCCGCCTTTTCCAAATAACCATTTCGAACAGCCTCAATTGGTGCGTTAGCCGCCTTACTCATTGCTTTGAATAAGCCCTCAAGAGTAGTTTGTTGTTGCTTGGTCGAGGCTTCAGGTTTACTTGTATTTTTTCGTTGTGAATTGTTCCGATTAGGCGTGGTATCATTAGCTTGCTGACCATCGTCATCAGCCTCTGAGCTGACGCCAAATGTTGTCCCCAAAGAATAACGTTTAGCATAGGTCATGGCGCTTCCTACGTCTTGTGGGTTACCACTGGTTTTAAATTCCATCCAGGAAGAAGACTTACTATAACCATTTTCATGTGTGACAATCGTACGGACACGAACAACGCCATTAGCTGTCTCACAGTCCTGGTACCAAGCCAATCCAGTATCTTTTAATCCCTCATCAATTGCTTTAATTAGATCTTCCAGCAATACATAGTCGTAGTTTTTTCCACCGCTCTTAGTTTTATAGCCAACATGTCCATTCTTTTTGGGCGCCTTAACTTGCTGGCGAAAATGGGAAAGTCCTTTATTAAAAGCCGACTGCAACTTTATCTTTAACTGATAATCAACTTCAATTTTAGAGCTGGATTCTAAAACATTTGAATTTTCTGTAGGTTCGCTGATGTTCATGTTTAAATCTCCTTTGTGGGTTTAACGATCAAATTCTCTACTGATTCTTTTTCAGAAGCGCCATCGATGATTTGTCCTTCATCATTAACATAACGGCCCTTAACAAAATAAAATTGCTTCTTAATTTGTTTTTTATCAGGAGTTTTTTTGATATTGATTAGATCATTCAAACCTTGTTTTTCCAGTGACTGAACTACTGTCTCATCCGACCAATTGACTCCGGTTGGTGTCTTACGTGTCGAAACTGTGCCAAATGGCGTCTCGATTCGTGCCTTTGGATCATCTTTCCGTAACTTAGTTAAATAATCAGCAAACAGCCCCTCAAAAAAAGCACGGCTATATTGATTAGCTTGCAACTTAGATTCGAGCCAAGCATCAATTGATTCCTTTTGTTCCAATGCAACTTTCTTTAGTTCATCATCTTTAGCAGCTAGTGCGCGATATTTACGCATCGCCCACGTAGCAGAACTCAGATCCGCGATCTCAAAATTGGGTTTGCTTACTTCTTCGTCATTTTCTAAATCATATTTTTCTAGTGCATCCATTATTTCTCCTCCTCAAACTTGTTGTGTCCAAGATAAGTGACCAACCGCACCTCTGGGCAATATCCATAGAGTGCCAATACAGTACTCTGATAGCTGTCGTGACCGCCATCCTTAAAGTTTTCAAGGTAGTTATCAATGTCGATCAGATCATTGTAGATATAGACCGGCTGATCTTCATCATCAACGACCCAATAGCGGCTACTGACCAGTAATGGCTCGCCGTTGGTATCTAGCACCTTGGGAACAGCCGTACTGGTATCGTCCTGATGCCGGTACAATCGAGTATAAGAAGTTGTCACGCCGTTTAATGCCATTGCAACCACCACCCGTCTGGAGTAGAATTAATGTTATATAAATAGGATAAGTGCAATTCATTTTCGAGTTCTGACGGACAGTTCAGGACTCTTTTTTTATGCCATAGTTTCATCGATCGACGACCTCCAATCCGTTAGTGAACATTTCAAATGGCTCATGGCCATGTTGCTTAATGACAGCAATTAGCTTATTCGACTTTCCGCAAACGTCCGGCTTGAGTTCTACTACTTTGCCAACACCAGCAGACACCATCTTGATACCTGCGGCATACGTATCTTCGTAACTGACCTTGTCACCAACATTAACTTTCATGTTGATCCTCCATTCCAAAGAAGTCTTTCCAAAATGGTGCCCAACCGCCGGCACGCACCACTGACTTCCGTAGTTGATAACCAGCTGAGGCGATCAGCACGATTACCGTTAGCCAGAATGTTAGAAAGCCAACTAGCAGGTAAACTTCGTACATATAACCATTCCTTTCTTATGCTGTCTGCTCATCAAGATGCAGGTACAAGTCACTCATACCCAGCAAATCGCAAGCACTGTACAAAGCTTCTCGATTTACTTCTTGTAGGTCTTCAAAAGATGGTTCATGTCCATCAGTCTTCATATTTTCACGTGGTGACTCGTTGTACGAAATCAAGAAATCCATCGCTTCCCGAACACTATCAAATTCCATATTGATTCCTCCTTAGTATTCTTCGTTCCAAACTTGATACCGGATGGCAAATTCTTTGACGATTGCTGTGTAAATCTCAATCAGCTTCTTGTCATGGGCAATGACATCAACCTTTGTTGTATTCTTGCGCTGAGTTTTTGAAGTTCCTTCCTCAGCCATTCGCCGTCTCAGGTTGGTTAGCCGTGTCTTAAGTGATACCCCACCTCGCCGGTCTACCTCATCGTAGATGTCGTTGCGAGTCATTTTGTATGATTCACCGGTGTTACCTTGCTGACGTGCAATCTTACTAATGAGGTGCGAGGTCTCATTCCGCCAGTCCATGGTAGACGTGGCAACAATCTCACTAACGCCATCAATTTTGTTTTCGAGGCGGTGTTGATTACGTTCATTAGCTGCTAACTTGTCTACAACACCCTGCATGAATTGGAGCTCGGGAGACAGTGCTGAGGTACGATACTTAATTTGATCTTCCATCTCATTGAACGCCTTAATGTATTGGAGCTTGAAGCCGTCAGCTTTGTGTCCCGTAAAGCCCATTACAATAAATGCAAATCCATCACGATTCATGTAGTACATTGGATTCGACTTGCCATTCGAAGCCGTATATTGGCCTTCTGCAAACATGTTTTCTAGTAGAGCGGAATTTTCCGCTGTACTAATGTTGGTATTGATTGCTTCTAAAACATCCTTATGCTGCTTACCAAACGTTTCTGCTACCTGCAAGCTACTGGTGACTGCTTGCTTGTCTTTCATGATTACTAATTCGTTCATGTGGATCATTCCTTTCAGATGTATAACTTAAAGTTGACTCAGGGGCAAAATTAATCATATCAATAGGCACTTGATACAACTCCGCAAATGCTTTACCGTATCCAGGTGCAATATCGTTAGGATTAGCTTCTAAATATGATACCCATTGTCGTGATACCTTTTTTCCAAAATAGTGTCCAAACCATTCAGCTACTTGCTTCTGACTAAGACCGGCGTTAATTCTTGCTGCTTTTAAAGATATTCTAAATTTAGTAGCTTGCATGTCATTTCTCCTTTCTTGATTACAAGTACAAGTATAGGTCAACTTTAAGTTATAGTCAATAACTTTGTATAACTTTTTAAAACTAAAAGTTGATTTTATATAACATTATGTTATACTTTAGTCACCGTTATAGATAGGAAGTGATTAACTATGAAACCAGAAAACGAAATTTCAAGTCAAATAAAAGTTCTTCGGTCTAAAATGGGCTGGTCTCAATCTCAACTAGCTGATAAATTAGGAGTATCTAAACAATCAGTTTCAAATTGGGAAACAAACCTAAAAACGCCCCGCATGGGAGCGCTTCAAAAAATGTCAGATTTATTTGGCGTCAGCATTGGCCAGATAACTGACGGAGATAGGTTTGAAAATAATCTAATTCAGCAAACTGCTCAATTAATGCAAGGATTGCCTTATAGCAAGCAGCAAGAAGTATTTTATTTTGCCAAGAGTCGATTGAAACTAAATGTTAATTCTAACGTCATCAAGTTCCCCAAAGACGATGACACCCTCGAAATTACGGCCAGCGGTGTCCTCTCTGCTGGTGTTGGTGAGTTCCTTGATGATTCTACTAAGCCATTCACTGTAACCGTGCACAAGCCTGTTCCTAGCGATTATGACTATGCCTTCAAGATAAACGGCCACTCAATGGAGCCTGTCTACCAGGATAAGCAAGTTGTATTTGTTAAAAAGGAAGACGATTACCGTGATGGCCAGATCATCGCGGCAGTTATGGACGGCTGTGCTTATCTGAAAAAGCTGTCAGTAGTTGATGGTGAGGCTACGCTGGTATCACTCAACCCGCAATATCCTAATATCAAAGTTGATAGAGAGACTGGCGTCAAAGTATTAGGTGTTGTATTTTCATAAATTTTTAGGAGGTAGTAAACATGTCTTTTTTGGCCGATATTTTAACGATAATATGTACATTTTCTTATATAGTACTTACGGTATCACTAGTTGCATGGGGTATCTCCGCCTTGCGTCGTAAACAAAATAAAGCATTTGAGCCTGAACACTCTTGGAAGAAGATAACACTGTATTCTTTTCTAAGTATGGTAATTAGCGCCATCTTGCTTGTACCAGTAAATAACAGAACTCCGGATGGTAAAAAAGAAATTGCTCAAGAGCGTAAATAAAAAAGAGAAAAGTCTGAACGTTCTCTGGCAGAATCAAAAAAGAAGGAATCGTCTAAAGAGTCCTCCAAACAAGCTAAAAAAGAATTATCAGCAGAACAAACGAAAAATAGGAAAAAGAATTTTTCCGAATATAAACAGGCATTATCATCAATTCCGCAAAAAACGAAATACGCTATAGTCAAGGCATACTTTGATGAAGAAAGTGGCTCGACAATCGTCGTCCTCTCTGATAAAGCCTTAGGCCTATCGAGTAATGAGTTGAAATCAGTTGCGCGAACCGCTTGGAACTCAACTCAAGATTTAATAAATTCGTATGCACCATTCCCCGAAGATGAAGCTTCAGCTGAAATGTACGTTACAGTGCAAGACAGTTCTGGAAACAAAATCGCACATACTTCTTTACTAGGATCATTCAAATACGATGGTGATTAAATTATATTAGGAAGTGTTCACAATGCTTTTACTACTTACACTCATAGTTGTATGGGCAGGATACAAGTTCTTCACACAGTGGATATGGTGGATCATAGGCATCATGCTGCTGATTGACGTCTGGAAGATTGTTACGTCATGGCCAGCGTTACTGATAATTGTCGGTACATGCTTCTACTTGCTGTATAAGCGTCACAAGGAAAAGATGCCACGCAAGAAGGTTAAACCAACACTTTCTGAACCAGTTAATATGCAGGGAAAACACTTTTAAAACAGTCGCATTCAATATTTCGCAAAAAAAGACTCCCAGTTTAATACTAGGGGCCTTTTTATTCAATGTTTTCGAGGGGTTATTTGTTAATTATAGCCCCTATACAAACATCTTTTGTAGATACCCTTTTTTTAGTTCTTGGAGTTTTTCAAGCTTACGTTGATTGGCAGCGATGGAATCATCTAACATTTCAAGCACTTTACCAATCTTCATTTGTTCATTTAGAATTGGATTTTTTACTTTTATCGGGCTAAATTGCTTATATTTTAAGTTCCAAGTATCTGAAGTTAAGCCTTGAGAATTCTTTTGGAAACTTTGAAGCATTGGGGTTAGTTTAAAAAGATATGAAATGAACTTTGTATCAGTTTGCTTTGATGGTTTAAGGACAGTATATGCTGGGCTTACAATACCATTCATTTCAGAAACTCCACTTGCACCTTGCCACATTCTCATAGAATTATATGCTATATCACCTTCAAAAACCCTCTTATAGTGTGATTTATCTGAACTCGAATTATCTTTCCTATCAAGGGAATCTGCAGGAACAATGCCTGAATCAACGGTTATGGATAGCATTTTATATTGTCCCGAATTGGCTCGTTCATTTCGCTCAGAAAATATGTCCCCCAACTTTCGCTGTTCCCAAGCGTCAGCAAACCCTGCAAATCGCAATTCAGGAACTTTGGCCCCATTTTTAGGGAACATTTTTTGCAAATAGCCCTGTTTAAGTTCCTTAAGCTTAGCTAACTTACGCTGATGAAGGGTGATAGTGTTGTCTAACTGTTTGAAAAATGAGCCAATTTTTTGTTGTTCCTCTTCAACTGGTACCATAATTTTGGCGTCTTTAATATCGTTTGAATTGATACTTTCAAATGTTGAACCTGTGCTGTAACGAGTCCAATATCCGGTTAATTTCATTTTTCCAAGTTGTTGGAAGATAAATTCATTTCCTTTAATTGCTGCAACACCGCGGCCTAGAACTACGTCATAATCAGTCTTCCCAATATCTCCAACTGGTGCACGAACACTTAAAATTAAATCACTTTTTTCAGCTTTCTTAGTAACTTGTGTAGTCCAAACTCTTGGAACAACACGACCGTTTTTCATATCAGCATTACCTTGAACAAGAATGTAGTCATCTGGATTTTCTGTATAGTTTTCAGAATTTGGAGATTGACCCATGGTAAGTTGGGCTTCTTCTCCCAACTTACGCTGTTCCCAAGGATCAGTGAAACCTTTAAATCTTAATTGCGGATATTTAGCTTGGTTATCTTTCATTTGTGGGCCTCCGGTTTTGACTGGTCATTAACGTGGGTGGCCACTAACTGGCTAGCTAATTCATTAAAGGCTTGTTCATTCTGACTGATTTCCTCATCCAGTTGCTTTAGATCAGCTTTGACTTGGTTCAGATCAATCTCGGGTTCCGGTTCAAACGTATCAACGTAGCGCGGAATATTTAAGTTGTAGTCATTCTCCTTGATTTCTGCCGGTGAGGCCACATGAGCATATTTATCGACATCTTGCCGGTTTTGATAAGTCGTCACAATTTTTTGAATATTGGCTGCCGTTAGCTTATTTTGATTCTTGTCCTTTTCAAATTCCCGGGACGCATCAATAAACAAGACGTCGTCAGTGGTTTTGTGTTTCTTTAAAATCATGATCAACGTTGGAATACTGGTGGAATGAAAAATATTGGCGGGTAGTCCAATAATGGCATCAATCCGGTTATCCAGCAGGAGTTTTTGGCGAATTTTGCCTTCCTTAGCCCCCCGAAATAGCACGCCATGGGGTAAGACGATGCCCATAGTTCCATGCTCCTGCAGATGATAAAAGCCGTGTAGCAGAAAGGCAAAATCGGCTTTAGATTTAGGCGGTAAGACGCCATAGTCGCGGAAGCGGGGATCAGACAAACGTTTGTCACTATTATCCCAGTGTGCCGAGTAAGGCGGGTTCATGACGACCGCATCAAATAAGTAAGGTTCGTCAACCGGCCAATCTTTACTTAACGTATCACCATTGCGTAAGTGCATATCATCATAAGACACCCCATGCAACATTAAATTCATTCGGGCTAGGTTAAAGGTCGTCGTGTTTAATTCCTGACCATGATAACTCACTAAACTGGGATCTTGCACATGTTGTCCCACATTCAACAGCAGCGAACCAGAACCAACTGCTGGATCATAGACAGTCCGCAATTGGTTGTCACCTGCATTGCGCTGATAAGTCACAATCTGGGCAATAATGTCGGACACCTGCCGCGGGGTATAAAATTCCCCTGCCTTCTTACCAGAATCACTGGCAAATTGCGCGATTAAGTATTCATATGCGTCACCTAGGACGTCGCCTTGATGATGGACAAGATCAATCGCATTTAAAGCTAACATAGTATCACTAATAGTTTGGTTCCGTTGTTGTAAAGAACTGCCTAATTTATTACTACTTAAATCCACATCGGCAAACAAGCCCGAAAAGTCTTGCGCTGAAGACAGATTTTGCGTCGACTGTTCCAGATCATGAAGTGCTTGAGATAAATCGTCTAATGCAAAAGTATGGGCTTGAATCTTGCCAATCAGGGTGGTGTACAACGCTTGTGGTTGAATTAAATAGCCGAGCGTGTTTTGCAAATACTCCACTAAACTGGGCTGCACCGAGACGCCTTCTAATTCAAACTGAGGATCCATATACTGAGCATATTTCCGGGTGACATTTTCGGTTTCGCCTGCCCAATCACTAAAGGTCGTTAAGGTTTTCTCAGATAGAAACCGATAAAAAATTAACCCCAATAAATAATTTTTATATTCAGAAGCGTCCATTTTCCCGCGTAAGACATCGGCCGCATTCCATAGGGCGCTTTCAAGTTGACTAGCTTGAGTTGTTTTTTCTGACATTATTTAACCTCACTTATTTTCCTAGACCATTCGCTTAAATTCAGTAATTTTCTTTATATTTGTCTTGACGGGTTACGGTTTTCCATTCAGTTTAGAGGGAGTGACGTTTTGAGCGCAGAATTGTTCCCTGGA